CGGACGCCCGGCACCCGACTGACAGACGATATGTTCAAAAGTTTCCGTGTTCATCTTTTCCTTTGGGTAAGAATAGCTTCGCTCGCGTGAAATGGTTTATAATCCGCTTTCGGAACCGTTCGGGACATCCTCGGCGGGCTTTTCCTCTTCGGGTTCTTTTTCCTCTTCCTCCGGCAGGTCCGGCACATCGACCGACGGCTCGAATCCCGTAACCTGTTCGTAAACCGGTTCGGCATGATGCCCGTGTCCGGCCGTGTCGTGTTCCGGTGCATCGGCATGTTGCGTGAAAGGCGGCATGACCAGATAGCGTTCGACCCAGTTGCGGTATTTCCAGGCGGAAGATTCCCAGAACCAGACCTCGTAATCCACCCAGTACGCCTGCAACATGTTGGTTGTCATAGGCATGTCGAAGTAAAGGAGATTGCACCGCTCCGTGAGTGCCGGTTCATGGCTTTTGGCATCCTGAATGGCGACGTTCAACCGCTGGAAAACGATGAACGGGTCGCATTCCCGTTCCGGGTCGGTATGGTTGAGCGTATTGAGGATGAAGCGGATGCGCATGGTGGCGCGGCCCTCGCCGATACGTTGCTGCTGCACGAGGTAGCGCACGTTCACGAAGCGGATGAAGACGGCCGGAAAGACGATTTCCATTTCCAGATTCTCGCTGCGCACGATTCGGGAAAACTGTCCCGTGTCGATCATGATGGTCTTGAAAAACGGCGGACTTTGCGGCTCTTCCGGATGCTCCCGTAGTGTGAGGATGGCACGGCGGACAGCCTGATACATGTTCACGAACGGATTCTCCGACACCTGTTCGGGCACGGCTACCGCAGGTTGTTCCGCTCTCGGAGCGGAACCGTTTACGGGTGGATTATATGGTTTCTTGTCTCTGATCATGGGTTCGGAAAGGGAAATCCCCGGAACAGGATGGGGATAAACAGTTGATTGACGGTATGGTTCAGTTTCGGGCTGATGCCGATAAACTGCCGATGTTCGGGCCGGCGGCTGCTATATTGGTTGACCGTGTAGAGCCCCAACGCCGGATCGGTATTATGGACGGCGGCGTAGCTTTTGGAAGCGCCGCGTTTGCCCGGTTGCTTGAAATTGCTCGCCTTGGTCCGGATGGCATAACGGGCTCCACGGCGGAAAATCCTCTTCCGTTCGCCGTAGCCGCGCTGGGTGATATTGGTATGGTCCATACGGTCGGCTTCCCCGGTGATGGAGCGCGACAAGGTTCCGGTGTCGTTCATCACGGGATGGGTGAAGCGTCGGCCCCAGCGGGATTTGCGTTCCGGCCACGGCTTGCCGCTGCCGTAAAAGCCGCCTTCGGCAAAGCTGGTGCGGAACCGACTTATGGAGTATTCGCCGGCCATTGTCACGAAGTCATGGGTGTTGAACTCCATCTTGTTGGGCAGATAACGGCCGTTGCCTTTCGGTGCCCACTGCTCGCAGAATTGTTCGAGGGTAATTCTCATGGCTACGGGTTGGTATCGGTTTGTTTCACGCCACGGGGATGACCGTAACGTTTGTAGTATTCCTCATCCGACATGATGCCCCGGTCGGACGAGCTTCCGCCGACTGCTACACCGCCTCCGATGCCTATTCCGGGGATCACATTGAGCTGCTTGCCCACGACGATGCCGAACTCTTTCTCGATTTCATCCGCCGCCACCTCGTACTTGTCCGTGATAAGCGAGTAGAGCTTAATGCGGTCCTCGTTGTTCATGTCGATGCGGTTGGAATACTTGAATTCCAGTCCGGCGGGGATATAGCCCATCGCCACAAGACGGGGGACGATCTGCTCGTTCATTACGTTCTCGATGTAGCGGCGGTACACCTCGATGCGGTCGCGGAAGATGTCCTGATGCGCCTTGGTGGAACCGACATACGACTGCATGCCTCCGGCCATCGATTCGGAGCCGAGAATAAGGTTCGAGACCTCCTTGTTGGCGAACTGGATCAGTCCGGTATATATCTTCTCGCTGTTGGACATGGTGAAGGTTTTGATGTCCACCTCGTCCTCCAATCCCGTTACGATAATTTTATTCTGAGCCGCATTGGAGATGTCCTGCGCCAGACGCTTGCGGTCCATGTTGTTTTCGCTTACGGTCTTTCCGTGGATAATCGGCTGACCGTATGAATGACTGAAATTCAAGTAGTTAGCTATCGTAAACTTCTTGGCGAGAATCAGCGGCGTCGTGGCCGAGAAAAGCCCCAGGTCTCCCGTCTTGATGAGCACATAACATTTCCGATAGGCGGCCGAGCGAATGTCCCAGTGCGGCAGCCACAGTCCTTGCCGTTTGACGACAATGCCCTGTTCGGGCAGAACGTTGCGGCGTTCGATGCTGTTTACCTCCTTCAACCGCCCCGTCTCAGGGTCGGTATCGGGCATGATTTCCAACAGCGTGTAGCCGTAGAGCTTGGCCTCGATGATGCCTCGGATGATTTTGTCGAACTGCGAGCCCTGTATCTTCTGGCTCTCTTTCACATCCTTGACGTATTTGCCCTTGTCGTTCAGACGGGCGAGCATATAACGGTCGCCGAGTATCTGGCTTTCGAGCGTCTCGATGACCGCACGGATGTGCGCATCCTGTTGCAGACACGCATCGTACAGGTCGATCAGACGCGCCCGGTCGTCGAGGATGGTTCCCAGCAGCATGTTCGAGCGCACCGAACGGTAGCGGTTGTGCCGTTCGATTTCCCGCACGTATTCCTGAATCGTTTTTTTCGACGTGTGGAATATGCTTTCAAGCAACTCGCGGTTGAATGTTCCTTCTTCCTGCATTTTTTTCGGGTTTCAAAAAGAATAGTTTGATCCCGAAAAAATGGGTTATCCGACCTCCTCAGACCATACGAACAAATCGGCTCCAATATGTTCGGTTTACCATACAAAATAGGCGGACGGTTACTTACAGATTTTTGACCCGTTTTTGCATCCGAAAGATACTTATAAATACCTATAAATGAATTATTAACGATAAAATTTATCGGCAAATTTATAGTCAAAATCGAGCCGAAAAGTATATATTTGCCTGCAAAATTCAATATTTTGAGAAAATGAGAAGAATAGAAAATCATCAAGGGTTCAGACTTCGGTTCGGCGAGTTTCCGGATTTGCTGTTCACCGCCACTGATACCCGGACTTATTTTGACATGACACACTTCCTGCAATCCATGAAGCTGGACCCGGAAGAAAAGATCGCTGAATTTACCGCAGGATTCGCCTTGTGGATAGACCGTTTGGGCAAGATGTACGGCATACCGCCGGACGAACGCTTCGCCGTCGATGCCGCTACGGGGCACTCTCTGGCGGAAGAATCTTTCGCCCTGCCGTTCCTCTGCTGTGCCGATCCCGTATTCGGGGTGTACCTGCTGGACAGCATGTCGCAGATGCTGCTGGCCGGAATCGTGTGTTCCGATTCCTACATCCTCATGCAGGCACAGCAGCGGTTTACCCATGAAGAACTGCTTTCCACTCCAAACACCGATGAGCTATGAAAACGAAAGGTCCATTTTTACCGTCGAAGCAGTTGCTGGTCTTCAACGGAGCGTATGTACTCATCGCCGTGGTGCGCTCGCTGCACAGCGCGGCGGATTTTTCAGGCATCAACCTCCAAAGCATATCGTTCTCCTGCACCGGGAAGTATGTAGCCACCGGAGGCTTCTATTTCCGGCACGCGCATCCCGATGTGCAAATCGACCTGTCGGACCTCGACAACCTGACATTGCAGGAGTACGACCGCCTATGCGGTGTGGAACGCCGCTATTTTACCGTGCGGGAGACCGCCCACAAGCGGCAGGCGTATGAGGAGCGGCGCAAGGAGTTCCGGAAATTCTGTAAACAACGTGATTCAGAAGAGAAAGAGAAAGAGAATGAAAAATAATACAAAATGAAAAGCAATGCGATACTATGTGAAGAGTACCCGGTCAGGGTGCTGTTCAACGATGACAAGACCTTGGCATGGGTGAACCTGCATGACCTCTGCAAAGTATTGGGACGCGAAGAGATGCTGACCAACAAGGCGGCTATCCGCCAGTTACCCTCCAGTATTCAGATTCCGTTCCGCAAGAAAGGACGCGAGATGTGGGCCATCAGCCCTTACGACGTCTATAAGCTGATCCGGCCCATGCGGCGCGAAAACTCCATCGCGGCAAAGAAGTGCGCCGCAGTCGAGACATGGCTGAACGAACTGCTTGAAGATGCGGCCATACAGTCTGCCAAAGCGACACAACCCGCACAGCAGGAAGACGTGGTGTTCAGCTATCAGGACCATCCGATCTCTTTCCGCGCGGCCAACAACAAGATGATGATAAACGCCACGCAGATGGCCCGCAGCTTCGGCGTGTTGCCGGCAGAGATACTGCGCAAGGCGGATTTCGTCCGCTATCGCCAGCATCTGGTCGAGAAAGGCATTTCGGAAAGCCTCGACAGTCAGATTTTCACCACACGCGGCCGTAACAACGGGGCGACATGGATTGATGAAGAGCTGGCGATGGAGTTCGCCCGGCAGTTATCGCCGGAGTTCTCGCAATGGTGCAACACGAAAATCAACGAACTGATGACACGGGGTTACGCCACGTTGGAATCACGGTCCGAAAGCGGCATGAGCACTACCGAGAATCTGCCCGTGCCGCAAAGCCTCGACGAGGCGCAACAGTTAATCGTCGCCCAGCGGCGGGAGATACACCTGCAACAGGAACGTATCGACGCCGATTCCTACAAAGTGGAGTTTTACGACAACCTGATAGAGGGACGGGATTACTATTCGACGACATGGCTCGCACAGGAACTCAACACGACACCCCGGCAGTTGCACCAGTTCCTTGCCGAGAAAGGCATCTGCAAGTTCTCGAAAAACCAGTGGATAGCCTTCCTGCCATACCGAAGCTGGCAGATCGATATGCCGTATTACTGGAACAACCTGCGCACCGGCAAGTGTTACGCGGCAGGGACACGGAAACGGTGGAGCAAGATCGGCCGTGACCAGATTCTCGAACTCTGGAACAGGGAACCGCCTAAACGTCCCGAGCTGCCGTCCGGACGCCGCAGGGTGGAAAACCCGTGCAGCCACCTGACGGAAGGTGTGGATTACTTCACACCCACGCAACTCGCCCGGGAAATCGGCATCTCGGCCAGCCGCATGAGTAAGTTTTTGGAAGATAGCGGCATTTGTCGGCTCGTGAAAAAGCAATGGGCTGTCCTGCCGGAATATCGGGAGTGGCAAATCGACGTGCCGTACTACTGGACGAATCCCAAAACGCAGAAACGATGGGCATTCGGCACCCGTAAGCGGTGGTCATTACTCGGTCGGGAGAAAATCATCGAATTGTGGAACAACGGCAATGCCGGAAAAGAAACGGAGGTAATAGAATGAGCAAGGAACTGACCGACAAGATTTCAAGAGCCACGGGACGCTATCCCGTGAATTGCGACTGCCCCCGTTGTCGGAAACAATGCCTGACCCCTTGTCTGGGCACGCCGGAGGACATCTGGCAACTGATAGAGGCCGGATATGAAGAACGGCTGCGGATTACATTCTGGGCTGTCGGCATGCTGGTCGGAGCCATACCGTTCCCGATACTGATGGTGCAGGCCCTCCAAACGGAGCGCGGCTGCATATTCTGGAAAAACGGGCTGTGCGAACTGCATGACCTGAACCTCAAACCGACGGAAGGACGCCTGTCGTATCATATCCTCACGGAAGAGAGTATCTGTTTTAGCAAATCACTGAGCTGGAACGTGGCAAAAGAGTGGATCAATGTAGAGAACATCCCGCTCATTACCCGAATCCTGCAACGCATGGCAAAATGAAAATCGCATGAAACACAAAGGGAAAAGCAACAGTTCATTCCGGCACCCGAAACAGGTGCTGCTGTTCGGCCATACGCGCATACTGGTCGCCGTATTCAAGTCGATGCAGTCGTGCGCCGAAATCACCGGAACATCCGTCAAGACGGTCAGCCGGGCCTGCAAAGGCGAATATGCGCAGGCGGCGGGATTCTATTTCCGGCGGTTACATCCGGACGTGGAGATTGAAATGGCGGACCTCAACACGCTCTCACTGGAGGAGTATGACCGGCTCTGCGGCGAGGTGCGCCGCTATCTGCCCAAAGAGGTGGTAAAGGCTTTCAGGGAGAAGTTCGAGCAGACCTACGGGCATAAAAAAAGCCCCGATGGAGGCTGACCGACTACTATTTCTAACTCTATAAAACAGAAAAGTAAGATGCAGTAATATTATATATATACTATACTACTATCTTACTTTTCTCTTTTTATCCACTAAAAGAAAAACAGAGCGAACCCCTTTAGGGGTGAGCATTAAAGGGTATAAATAAACACTGGAGCGTAGCGGAAGTGCTTTATTTATACCCTCCACCTTGCTTCTTCTTTAGAAGAAGATAGAGAATACCGATACAGAAATCCAAAAAAGTTATTTCTCGACGACTTAAATATATCTCTTGAATTTCAAGTAATTGATTCAATATAATCGCAAATGGTTTCTATGTCATTTTGTAATTCGTCTGGAGTATCTACATAGCGATTCTCATGTTTTTCTCTAATATCGTAAGATACTGGTACGTCAAAACTTCCAGTTTGATTAAACTCATCCGCCAATAGTTTCCAATGTACCGTTATTTTTTCAGTTGGATAAGCTGGTTTTACAAATATTGGTTTAGTCGCAATATTATTACCACCTACCAGCAAGTCTCTACCTTTCAAAAATACGTTTTTTTCTTCTTCATCAATGTAGGTTGATGATGGATGAGGAAATTCAAGACCCAACACACCGTTCATCTTCTTATTATTACTCTGAACTCCAATTACGTCATCTCCAAAATAGAATGCTATCTCAAAACATTTTAATGAAGGAATTCCTATATTTTCCAAATAAAACTGAACAGGATAGAAACTCTTATTTATTTCACCTTTAATTACTTGTATTTCAGCTGTTTGTATAATGTTGTTTGTACGTGTCAAGTTTGCAAGTGCTGCTTGTATTGATGACAGTCCCACAAAAGGATCTGCCGATTGCACAGGATGGGAGTTAACCTTCAGGCTGAATGAAGTTGTAATCCTTTCAAACAAAGGAGATAGCGCAGTTACGTTATCTTTGAAAAAATATCCTACTTTGATTTTATATTCATGTTTATGCAACAATTCAAGTTTAGCTTTTAGTAAATCATTTATTAACCAAATAGCAAAAGGAATATTTATGATAGCTAAAATTATGACTATAATCCAGTTATATTCACCTTGCGTTACCTCAATCCCCCATGAATGTTTTCCGGAAGTAACATTATATGTTATTTTGAGAGCACTGAACCCAACCAAAACTAATGTGTCCAGTGTTATGAAAGCCCTAAATGGTCTTGTTTTCCAATAGATTGAAAACAAAGATTTTATGAAGTCAAGAATTTTATCAATCATTGTTATATAATTCAATTTACCCCTTTACCGGATAACGGGACAGTTGTTCCTTCCGTTTCTCCTGTAACTGTAAGGCAAGTTCTTTTATGCTCTCTTCATTGGTGGAATAATTACCGGCTTTGGCTCGCTTTATATCTCTTCGTCGTCCTTTATCCGTCGTCTTGCAGACCTTCCAGAACTCTTTCAGGTAGTAATACACGGTTTCTTCAGAACGGGAAACAGCACCGATACCCAGTTCGTTCAAAAGATACCTCCGGAGTTCTTCCATCGGTTCCCGATACCGGGAATAGTTCCCGTTATTGAAATACTTCGCACCTTTGGCCTTGCCTTGCTCGATAGTCCTGCATACCTCCCAGAACTCGTCCAGGTAGTAGTAGCCTTTTCCTGCCGGAGCCAGATAATTGACCGGCTCGATTCGCTTGTAAAACCCGTTCCAAAGGACACCGGCCTTTTCCAGCTCTTTCGCCAGTTCCTCACGCTGTCCTACATTGATAGGCTCCAACTGGTAATCTTCTGCCGGTCCGACAACCTCCCGCAGCGAATAACGCACTGGACCGTCTTCCGGTTTCATGCAGTACATGACAATCCGTCCTTCGGCATCGATTTCACGAAACACACCGTAACCGATTTTCCGACCCAATACGCTGATCTGGTACTGGACATTCTCTTTGGGTATTTCGCGCGGTCTGATTCTGTTGCGCCACCGGTTCCAGACCAGCCCTTCCCTGTAAAGAGCCCGTTGCAGGCGGAGAACCGTCTCCTTGTCGGCGATTTCCAACGAGGTGTAGTCGAAACATCCGGAAGAGGCGTTCAGTTCCTCGCCTCGGATCGAGACGTACAGGCACACGGATTGATTTACGCCCACCGTTTCGACAATCCCCGAAATCCCTTGCCCCACAAGGTTCACGACATCACCGCGTCGGGGCGTATCCGTTTCGAACCATTGTCGGAACTCTTCGTATGTTACGGGCAACCGTTTGTCGGGTGTCGCGTCGATAGAGACGACAAAGCGTCGCTGGGCACAAAACTGCGCTATGGCCAGTTCATGCGTCTCATTCTTCGGTCTGTAACATCGGAAGAAATCATGGATTGCCGACTTGCTTTTACTCATCCGGTATTTGCATCTATAAATTATATACAGGTTTACTTTAGGCAAAGATAGAGATTGTCCGGGAAATGCGGACTTAATTTATCAATTTTCTTTTTAGGGGAACCTAATAAAAGTTTCGACAAAAAATTCGATAATTCATTAGCGCACAAATTCCTATACAAGACTATATATGCGACCGTCTGCTTTGACATCCAAGTTCGATATGTTTCAGCAGGTGACATTCTTCGCATAACCGTGTCTGCCATAACATGAAATGACAATCGTCAAAAGGATCCGCCAATGCAAAGCCGACGGGTAAATGGATTCTTGCAAAGTCTATCTATGACTGGACGGCTTCTCCCGTTGCAAATCCTGTTCTGTTTTGAACAAATAATCCCCCGAAAGCGTGCCAAACTTTGAACAAAAAAGTCAGAGCCAAAAACGGGACTTGAAAATCAGGCCGTAGGGCGCGTATCGAATCCGCACCGAGGGCAGTACCCACCCCGTTCTTTTCAAAAATTATTAGTGTGTTGTTATTCAGTATTTTAATACCTTCACTTTGTAGAAAAGTGAAACTAAAATCCTATAAATAGACCTTTGTTTCTTTCGGATTGAAAGCAAAAAATTTTTTCGCTCTTGTTTTTAGTCTATTTTTAACTCGCAAATAATTGACTATCAATATATATAGTTTTTCTTTCAGTCTGTTTTTAAGCGTTGAACCCTATATTTTTTTTGAAAAAAATTTTTTCTTTTCTGTAATAGATTGATTTTCAATTAAATAAAAATATCCCTCGCGCGCGGGCGTCCACTCTCATTTTAGAGCCGTTTTTTGATTCAAGCGAAAAAAAATATTTGGAGGATTGAAAAATTTGTTTTAGAGTTGAATTGAACCCGAAAGGGAAACAGCCCCGACAAACAGACGGGGAAAACAGAAACAAAAAATATACAGACTTTCAAAAGCGACACAACCGCAACAAGTCTGTAAATAGTAAAAACAGAAAAAAACTATCAATTAAGAAACAGACAGCAAAAACCGCAACAGCGAGAAACAAAGAGCATTTTTTGTGGGAAACCTATTTTTTAGCTCGGACAAACAAAAATTCGCCTGTTCGCTTTGGAGCGATTAAAGAGGGTGTCAAACAACCACACCGCGCAGGACTACAAACCAATGTAGCAAGTCGGAACGGTCGAAATACGTGTATTTTGTCCGCATACGCAAAGCCCGTGATTTTGGGAGGGCGAGAGTCGTATGGAAAAGGGAGGCGATAAAATAATGCCATAAGTCTGCCCTTGCGCAGCCGGAGATAAAAATCGCTATGCGGTAAAAACAATCCGCACGGAGCTTGAGAAAAGAGCATTGCCAATGTCATGCCCATAATCACCAGCCGCCAACCGCCCGAATGTTAGCTGCCCCGTTGGAAAAGACGGGGGACGTGCCAAAGAAGCACCCGTCGGAAATTGGAGTATGTCGGGCTTGCCATGACAGCGGAAAATCGTCTTTGCGTGTGAACGATGCAAATATAGGGCTTTTTTCTGAAATAGCGAGTATAGGGCGCGTTTTAGTGAGGTGCAAATTGAGATGAAATCTGCACGCTATCGGGTGAAAGGTAGCGTGCGATTTTTGGGCACGCACAGGTCGTGCCGTTTTGCCATCCGCAGAACGTGCGGTTCGATTCCGCAGTGCCCTCAATATGCACTATCGCATAGAAACCAACTAAATTTTATCATTATGGCAATCAGTAAGTTAAATGCAGAACAGTTTGCAAACATGGCAGTTAATGCCGCAGGTGTGGTTTTCGAGTATGCCGGCAAAGACGGCAAAAACACGGCTATGCACTTTTTCGGTGCCGATTACGAAGCGACCGTGAAAACGCAGGACGAAATGTTCCGTGTACTGCGCAACGTGGTAACGACATTCTGGGAAGTGAAGACCAAAGAATCGCTGCTCCGTGAATCGAATGACGGTATCCGCTCGAAACTCCGTGCAGGAACTCCGCACCGGCTCATCATTCGCACCTCCGCAGGCATTACGGTCAAAATCTTTGACCTCGATGCAAGCGTATGGGCACGAATCGGGTTAATGCCGACCAAAAAGGACTTGGAACGCTCCGCCCGCGACCGCAAGAAGTACATCCACAATGCCACCAAAGCACTCATGGAGGCACTGAATTTCCGTGTGGAACTGCCCAAAGACATCGCCCAGCCCGAAGAGGTGCAGACCGAACAGCCTGCCGAACAAGTTGTCGCCGAAAGTGCGATGCCCGTAGTCGAAACGGTGTCGGAACAGCCTGCCCGCAGACGTGGCAGAAAGCCGAGAAACGGAGCGGAACCCGTAGCCGTTGCAGCGTAACGGCATAACGAATCCTATACAATCGAAGCAAGACAGCGTGCAGAAAATGTGCGCTGTCCTTTTTGTTTCATGCCATGTATAAACTCATCGCTTTCAATGAAGTGGCGGAAAATTTTTCTGCCCACTTTGCGCTCGGCATCTCTCCGTACTTCGACCGCTGCAAAAGCCATGAAACGGGGATGCTGCACTTCATCACGCACAAATTTGTGCGGTACTTATGCCAAAATTGCGGATATGAACGCACCGAATCGTTAGAAAATTTCGTGTGCCGGAGATACAGCCCGCAGGCTTGGAAATTCCTCAAAAAACTAATGTAACAAACCTGAGTGTATGATTGAAATATTCAGCGAAGACCGCACTCGTAATTACGGGCGTTTTGCCCATTTCAAGGCGGCCAAAGACACGCTCGACAAGCTGCTGGCAAAAGGCGAAATTGCCGGCGAACCGCCCGCCGTACTGGTCATGTGCTACAAAGGCACGGAGTTGCAACGCATCTATACAGCAACGTTCAACAGCCGTTGGCATGTGCCTAAAGAGGCGAAAGCACCCGATGCCGGAGAAAAATTGCGTGCAAAAGGAGTGCCGCAAAAACAATTCAAAAAGCCTCGGCGCATCCGTGCGAAAGAAGCGCAAAGGCGTGCCGAAAAGTGTTTCCATGCCGGTCAGCCCGATTGGCTCGTAAAGCCGCTGCCGATATTCATGTGAGTTCGGCAATCCAATCATGCACTAAAAATCGAACGACAATGATAGAATTGTATAATAATGCCGGAACCGAGAGTTACGGCTGTTTCGACAAATTGAAAAGTGCCGGAGGTGTGCTTGCCACTCTGGCTTCAAGAGGCGTGAAAAGCGTTACGGTAAGCAGTTTTCACGGGCAAAGGCTCGTGCGGGTATATCGCGTGCTCACGGGCGAGGGCTGCCGTATCATCAAAATGCAACCGACGCCGACACCGGCGGCATAGCATAGTGTGAATATCAGTGCAGGCACGGGCGGAAAACTCGTGCCTTTTTTATGCCCGAATGTAGTCGAATCATAATAATCAAAGCCATGAAAAAGATAATCGCCTTTGCCCGCAAACGGCAGGATGCCATTCTGAACACGGTATTTGTCGCAGGCTTGCTCTTGCTTGTCTGGGTCGGAATCCGTGTGCTGACGGCTCCGTGTGCACCTTGTTTCGGATTCTGAAACTGGTAACAGCATGAACCAGATACGTGCAGTTTAGAACGTATGCCGACAAAAAAATATGCCCGAATTCCGACCGGATTATTCGGATAGCATCTATTCTTTAACAAATTCCGATTTGCCGATGGAAACAAAAGAACTTACAACCCACCAGCGCGGAGTAATCCTGCGCGGAATATGCAGCGGTGCTGCGCTGAAAGGCAAATCACCGCTTATCTCAGAAAACAACACTGTCATAACCTGTGCCCATGAACTAAATGTCTGGGACATCTGCTGCATCAGTTCCGATGCCGAGGCTTTCAGTCTAAAAGCAAAATTCGGTTATGACGGTCAAACCATAATAACTTTTACACATAAGAAATAAATGGCAGAAATCATAAAAACAAACGGGATGCGCCAATCGGTGCAACCTGCCAATGGGACCGACTTTACGCTGGAAGAAATGCAGGCAATAGTCGGCGGAGACATCGAACTTGTATTTCTGAACGAAACGGAAATCATGGTCGTGAATGAAGAGGGGAAAATAAACGACCTCGCATACAATCCTGCGGCAACCCGCATTTTCAAAGAAAACCACCCGAGTGTATCGGACTACATTGTCGGGGATGTGCTCGTGTGTGATAACAAACAAATCAAATAGCTATGTCAGGTGCAGATAAAAAATACAAATGTGAATGCTGCGGAGAACCTATTACCCGTGAGGAATACATCAGTCAGGGATTATTTAATGCGTTTTGCAAAACCTGTAAAAAATTAAGCCCGAAAAAGCGCAACGAGAGAGCATATCGGCTGTGGCAATTATAATCGGCAAAACGAAATGCGAGCGGTATAAAAAACGAAATGCGATAATCAGGGTATAAAACGAAATGTGAAAAAAATATCGCACACACACGATATAAAAAGGCTTTCAAACGTCATTTGAATGGCGTTTGAAAGCCTTTAAATTTATAGCATTTTCACGCAAAAAACACATTCAAATATTTGTGCAATTCATTAGGAATGACTATCTTTACATAGTATTTAGGAGGCATCTGTTGTATCGACAACGCCGCAATCTTTGTAATCAAACAAAGTTCGCTGCGGGTGTTCTTCATAATTGCATACCATCCACTCCTCCTGCTTTCTTCGGCTCGTCTTTGATGCGCTGATGGTTCTTTCTACCCGGTGGATTATCCATCCGTTTTTGTTTGCGTATTCCTCTATCATTGGCAGGGGAAACATTGTCAGCATGAACTTACCTTTCACCTGCTCCAAAAGCTGCAGGAGCTTCTCCATGCAATACTCATCAAACGTACCCTCGTAATGACCACAATCGCTATTGATATAAGGTGGATCCACAAAATGAAACGTATCGGGCGAGTCATAAGTGGAGATGACATCCAGCGCATCCCGGTTCTCTATGGTCACGTTGTCAAGCCGGGCGCATAACCATTCGGTAAACTCATCCTTTGCATTACGCAGTTTCTTCGGCATTCCGCCACCAAAGTCATAACCGAACGAACCATCCATCATGCTGGCAAAGGACATTTTACATAACGCCCAAACAGCCCATGCACGTTGCACCGGCTGAAAGAATTGAGGATACTGCAATATGTGTCCGGCATGGGCGTGCATATCCCGGCTGTGCAAAGTCTTCTCAATCTCCTGTTTCAGGTCACGATAATAGACTTTAGCCATCCAATAAAAGTTCGTTATATCCATGCTGATATCGTTTATAACTTCGCCATCAGCCGGACGCTTGGCAAACAATACTGCAGCACCGCCGCAGAAAGCCTCTGTATAAAGTTTATGCTTGGGGATCAGAGGCAGAATATGTTTAAGGAGGGTTTGCTTGCCTCCGTAGTAAGAAATAGGTGTTTTCATTGCTGTTATTCCTTTAAATGTTACTATCTTTGCGACATCTCACTCACATAACATACAAATGCGACCAACCGCAGCAGAGGGTATTTAGCCCCCGGCTGTGCGGTTGGTCGCATCTTTGTGTAAGTATGTGGGTGAGATAACTACTTACAGGCCGGGGGCTTTTTCTTGCCTGCCCCCGACAGGCATTTATCCGTTTATAAGCGCATTAGCTTGTTCCTTGCATTGTTCCCGGTAAGACTGGAAATCATCCCACTCGGAAATAAATTCGGATGCCCGTTCATGCTCCGGATTGACAAAGGCTATCATACGGTTTGACTGGATTGCCTCCACCCGGCTGGCCGAGTACCTCGTGCGGATCAACCCAGAAACAAATTCGTCATAAGTAGCCTCCCTCGCTTCAATCAGAGTACCTCCGTCCGCCATACTTCCTGTATAGGCATATCCCAATATGGGAGCGGACACCGGTTCAGTCACCTCACCCGAACGGGCATCCGGTTCAGGAGAATACTCCTCACGCTGCTCGTTCAGATAGCACAAATAATGTTCATTATCGAACTTTGAAAAAGTCTTTTTTTCTGCATAAATCCCTTTGTACATAATCACCGATATTTTAATCGGGATCGGTTATCTTATAAAAGCATTTACCCCGGTCACCGATTGGTTGTTTAATAATCTTTGCCGAACAGGGTTCATCCAACACCACATCTTTCAACTGTTTGATAAGAGCCTCCGAACCGGTAAAAGTGATATGTTCCACCCAATCCATTTTTGGAGAACCGTCATCATCAGTGAGCAAAGCTCCGGTCTTGTCCTTTACCTGCTCGTAGATGTCATACTGGATGATCAGGCATTCACCCTTGTACTTGGAGGCTTTTATCTCGAAGCCTTTCAGGTGGATTTCCCTGTTCAAAATGTCATCAATGTGGTACTTATCTCCCGTGAGATTACCACTGCTGTTCGTTACTTCACTGAATGTTTTCATATTGAGAGTTTTTAATAAATAAATACTATTGCAATGCTGCATGAACCCCAACCGGCTGGATGCCTTTATCCGGATCTCCTCATCGCTCATTCCACGTTTTCGTAGTTTGGCCACCTCCCGGCAGAGGTTTTTCTTGTTCTGCTTGCGGGCGAGGCAATAATCATGGAACGTCACGTATCCCACGTAATTGACACCCCTGCTCTCTACCGGGAAGACCTGATAATTCGGCTTTATACTCAAAGCACGTTCATTATTCAAGTAGTGGTTGATAAACACGAGGGTTCCGTGGAGTTTCTCCTTGTTTCCATCCAGTAGGACAATATCATCGGCAAAGCGGTAATAGTACCGGATGCCCATTTCTTCTTTCATGATATGATCCAGTTCGGATAAATAAAGGTTAGCAAAGAATTGGGATAAATAATTTCCAATAGGCACTCCGTTCTCTGCCGAGTCCACGATACCGTCAAGCAAAGCAAGCAGCCGGGCATCTTTCAGCTTTCGGCGGATTACCTGTTTCATGATCTCATGGTCTATACTCGGATAAAATTTGCGCACATCGATTTTCAGGCAGTACCGGGTTCCCTCCGGATCCGCTTTCAAATCACGGCGGAGCTTGTATAAAAGAGGGTGAATACCACGTCCACGGATACAGGAATAGGTATCACGGGTGAAATTGGAGAGCCATATCGGTTCAATCACCTGCATGATAGCCCAATGAACGACACGATCACGGAATGGCAGTTTGAATATCTTCCGCTCTTTAGGCTCGTAAATGATAAAAGTCTTGTACTCGGAGGTGCGGTAAGTACCGGTGATAAGTTCACGCTGGAGCTGTAATAGGTTCGCCTCCAAATGGGAGCCGTACTCTATTACTTCGCTTCGGCGAGTTTTGTGACGGGCGGCGTTGTGAAACGCCTGTTCGAGATTGCCATATTCGACAACTCGTTCAAACAAATTTCCATACCTTTTCAT